GCACAACTGTTACCGCAACTACACTGACAGGTACACATTTTGGTAACGTATATTCCACAATTGGTATTATTAATAATCTTACTTCGAGTAATATTTTAGTCACTGGCGGAAGTATTAGCGGATTGGCCTCCTTGAATACAGGCACCTTAACAACTGGTGCAATCACAGGAACAACTGCAATCTTTACTGGTGCTGTTACATCATATAATTCAGTACTTAACGGTGCACCAACTGCAACTACTGCTGCTCCTGGTACAAATACTTCACAGGTTGCTAGTACAGCATTTGTTCAAACTGCTATTACTCTTGCAACTAGTTCACTAGGAACAATGTCAACTCAAAACGCCAATGCTGTTGTAATCAGTGGCGGGTCCGCACAAAATTTAACAACATTATCGGCGTCAACTGGAGCTGTTACTAACTTAACATCAAATGTTCAAACTGTTAACTACTCAAACGTGGTAAACTTGTCAACGGCCAATGCGTTAATCACTGGTGGCAATATCAGTAGCATTGTAAATCTTGGTGCAACTAATTTAACAGTGACAAAATCTACAGTTGGTACAGAAGTTGTTGCTAATTTCTCTACCGGCAATGCTCAAATTACCGGTGGTAACATTACCGGTGCTACTAGCATTAGTGCAACTAGTGGAACATTTACTAACATTACCACAGGAGTTATTACTGTCACAGGTGGTAACATTAGCGGAACAGCAGTTTCAAATACCACATTGTCTAATGTTAATGTAGTGGGTTCTACAGCAACTACTAAAACCTACAGCGATAATAGTACCGCTATTGCTACTACGGCATTTGTACAAAGTTCTGTGCCGGCTGGTGTTATTTGGATGTGGAATAGTTCAGTTAACCCAATTCCAACAGGTTTCCAACTTTGTGATGGTACAAATAATACTCCAGATTTACGTGATAGATTTATTGTTGGCGCCGGCGGCCTACTAGCCAACGGCGCAACTGGCGGCGTAGGGTTATCAACATTAACTATAAACAATTTACCCTCGCATACTCACGCAGTTAGTCTAACAGGAACTTCTGCAACAGGTGGCGGACATAGTCATACAGCAGTATCGAGCTCGTCGGTATCAGACCCAACCCATGCACATATTTTCCCTGGTGATGATCAGCTGATATTTGCCGCAGGGTACGCAGGGTGGGCTGGCGCAAGTGCTGGCGGATTCCCGTATGATGCAGTATCGCAACATGCTGGCGGAGCTCAAATGTGGTATACTACAGAAGCTTCTACAGGTATTACAGTAGCAACAGCAACTACCATCAGTTCTGTGGGCGATCATACACACGGTGTTACCCTAGCTGGGACAACAAGCCCTACAGGTAGCGGAGCATCATTTGAAAATCGTCCTCCATTCTATGCCCTATGTTTCATACAGAAGATGTTCTAAACAATGCATAAATATAACAAGCATACAAGGATAGAGCATGTCTTATACAATTAATTTAACCAATGGTACATCACTAGTTCCGGGCGGATTGTCCGACGGTACAGTTGATACTACGCACTCAAGTTTAACTCTAATCGGCCGCGATTATGCCGGTTATGGTCAATTTTTAAACGAAAACTTTGTGTATCTGTTGGAAAATTTTGCCAACGGGGCAAGTCCAGCAAATCCTTTAAAAGGACAATTATGGTGGGACACTACTAATAATATTCTACGTGTTTGGTCCGGCGCAACATGGAAGATTAGTACTGGTGCAACATCGGGTAATACAGCCCCCGGTGATCTAAGCGCACTAGGCGGCGATTTATGGTTTGATACAGCAAATCAACAGTTAAAAGTATACTCTGGAACAGCATGGATTGTAGTTGGACCTGCTGCTACATCGGCTACAGGTAATACTGGTGCTGTACCTGCGTTGATGAATGATACATCATCTGCATCACACATTGTTATTCAGTTTACAATCAATGGCACAATTTATGCTATTTTATCCAAGGATATTTTTAGTACAACAGTACCAGGATTCAATTCAATTGGTGCCGGCCTAAATTTCAGTACTACTGCATCTCCAGCATGGGGATTAAGTACACAAGCAATAGCTGCAACACCAAGCACATTGGTTCAAAGAGATACAGTTGGAAATATTAACGTTGTTGGTATTACTGCATCTGGTGCCATTTCTGCAGGATCTATTACAGCCACTACAATTAATTCCCCAAGCGGAACTGCAACATTTACTGGCAATTTAAACGGTAACGTAATTGCAACATCAGTTACATCTACAACAATTCAAACTCAGGGTATCAACGCTAGTTCGGGATACACTGGTACAATATTAACAGCAAGTCAACCAAACATTACAACTTTATCTGGCTTAACATCGGTTACTATCAATGGTAGTGCAACATTAAACGGTGTTGCGATTGCCACAGTTGGGGGTAGTGCTAGTTTTAGTTCTATCAATAGTACCCCAATTGGCAACGCTACTCCAAGTACAGGTGTGTTTACTACTGTAACCGCAACTACAAGTATTCTTCCGGTATCAAACGTAGCAGTAAATATCGGTAGTGCGTCTGCTTGGTTTAATAACATTTATGGTACTGCTATCCACGCTCAATACGCCGACTTAGCAGAACGCTTCCATGCCGATGCAGAATATGCTCCTGGTACCGTTGTTGAAATGGGCGGAGCCAACGAAATCACCAAAGTGGTAGCTGAATTAAGTGATAAAGTGTTTGGAGTGATAAGTACTAATGCTGCATACTTAATGAACTCTGGTGCAGGTGAAGATGCAACACATCCACCGATTGCTATGAGCGGGCGAGTTCCTGTTAGAGTAGTTGGTCTTATTAACAAAGGTGATCGTTTAGTGAGTGCTGGTAATGGGTTAGCCCGATCAGCACTAGTATCAGAATTAACCCCATTCAATGTGATTGGACGTGCATTAGTTGACAAGACTGAAGCATCTGAGGGTATAATTGAAGCAATAGTTAAAATTAATTCATAGGAATAAAGAAAAATGGCGTATTCATCAGGCGGGCTAATTGCCGCAACAGACTACAATGGCTTTGTTGGAGCAAACCCAGTAACTGGTTCTGGTAGTATCAACGCAGTATGGGGAATCGGAAACGGACAATACGGATACGGACAAACCGCGGTTACTCAAGCTGCTGCTTCTGCAGGATTAATTACTGCTACACAATGGGCATCATTGATCAACACTATGAATAGTGTTAGTACTCACCAAAGTGGTAGTGGATCTGGATTAACTATCCCAACCACTGGCGCAACTGTTACCTATTTAAGTGCGCTTAGTACAAACCTTGGTACTTATTATACCAACGCTTTAAGTGCAGCAACCAACGGTGCAACCACAACTGGTTCAGTTATTGCTGGTACAGCAATTACAGCCACTAACAATACCACATACGGCCCAACAACATTTGCAACACGCACAGTAACATTTGCATCAGGAGATGCTGCACGTTACTTCTTTAATGCAGGCGGCAAATTAAATTTAGTTATCACCGGTGTAGTCAACGGTGATAGTACTGCTCGTAGTACTGACGCAGTAAACACAATTCTTACATACTTTGGCGGCGTGTCAGCATTCAACGCAACTACAAACGGTGGACGCACTGGTACTGGTGGTACAGTAACTACTAATACCACAGCATTTGGTTATTATAACTTAACTACAACTTCTACACAGATTTGTAAGATAACTACAACTAGTGCAACTTACACAGGCGACTACGTTGCATTAAACGTATTTTCAAACGGTGTTAACTTGGCCGGACACGGCGACGCAGGTAGTGTAATCTCATTTGCATTGTCTTACTATTCAGCACACACTAGTACAACATCCGGTTTATATGGCAGTTCTGGAGACACGTTAAACGTAACTCCAAGTATGCGTATTGACATTGTATATCCAGAATCAACCAACTTAACATCAAGTTGGGGAACTCCAACAGTCGCTTAATCCATTTTGAGTTGACCTTAAGGGTGTAGTATAGTATAATTGCTATCTACACCTTTTATTCTATTATGAGCGAACTCGAAAAACTTACAGCTGAAATTAAATTAGCAACTGATTACCAGATTAATAAACGTATCCTGCGTGAGAAGATCCAAACGGACTTGCACATAGCACACAAGGGAGGCTTGTTTAAGATTACTCCCGAGCTGTTGGCATTTATGCAGGGTTGGCCCATTGATGATATGTATTTAGAAGATACATATGGCAATCCTATACAAATTGATCGTCATGTATTTCTAGTAATAGCCCAACAACACTATCAAAAAGTAATGAACACGTGGCATCAACAACATGAAGAACTCAAAAAAATCCGCCGAGTCTAAGGGTGTTGTAGTATTTGCATTTAACACACACATAGACTACGTTGCTATAGCTGATCAGACTAGTCGTTTAATTGCACACTCTCTGAACTTACCTATTACGTTGGTCACTGACAACGATAGTGACCCTAAGTTTGTATACGATAATATCGTACGCATCAACAATAATGATGGAAATAATTTTATAGGTAGTGATACAACAAAACAGTGGCGAAACTTTGGCAGATACCTAGCATATGACCTGAGCCCGTACGATAACACTATTCTTATTGACACAGACTACCTTGTATTAGATGATAGCCTTCTTACATTATTTAAAACAGACTTTGATTATCGGCTAATGCATCATAATCAAACACCTGCAGGACCTAGTCCAGAATCAATGGGCGAAACAAGTTTGCCATTTGTATGGGCAACTGTAGTACTTTTTAGAAAGACAGAACGTGCAAGATTATTTTTCAACCTTATCGGCCGCATACAAAGAAACTATTCGTACTATCGTGCCTTATACAATGTTCGCGAAAGAAATTACAGAAATGATTATGCTTTTGCTATTGCTAATTGTATTATCAGTGGCTACACGTTAAACGAACAGCAAGGAATTCCTTGGACAATGTTTACCATAGAAAAAACTATTAACCGCATAATGCTCACAGACAATTTTATACAAGTCTATCACGACGGCGAAGCTACCATGGTACCATACCAAAACATACACGTGATGGATAAAGAATACCTACAGAGTAGAGACTTTGAACAAGTAGTGGAGGCCATCTGTGAGCCAGCATAAAGAACAACAAGGTTTTGTAACCTTTGCTATCAACAACACAGATACCGATTACTTAGAACTTGCATACTTGCAATGCCTAAATGTTAAGGCAACACAGAAGCACAACAAGTATGCGGTCTTGGTTGATACAGAAACATTGAACTCGGTAACTGATCGACAGCGTCGAGTATTTGATTACATTATTGAATTAGATAATGTAAGTAGTGAACACGCAGATGGATCTATATATGCCTGGAGCAAGGAACCTGATGTTTTTCGCAAAACTCCGTTTAAAGAAACTATCAAGTTGGAAGCAGACTTGCTGTTTACTAGGTCAATTGACCATTGGTGGACGGCATTTAGATTACGTAATGTTTGTTTAAGTACAGGCGCACTAAATTATCGTTCGTTAAAAAGTGATGTGCGAAAATATAGAGAAGTATTTGATGCCAATCAACTGCCTGATGTGTATAATGGCCTGATGTATTTTAGATACAGTCAAGAAGCTGCGGCCTTTTTCAATCTAGCCGGGCTTATTTTTCATTACTGGGCGGACATATCTAAAGAGTTAAAGACATGTGAAGATGAACCAAGCACAGATGTTGTATATGCTATAGCCGCACGGATACTAGGAGAAGAATTAGTAACTATGCCTAGCATGGACTTTATTAACTTTGTGCATATGAAATCTGGATTTAATAAATGGAGTGATGCACGTAGTTGGATAGAAACTGTTATGGCTGAACACGACGGCGATGTTATTCGAATTAACAATATAAATCAACTCAACCCTGTACATTATCACGAAAAGACCTACGCTACTCACGAACTAATCAAATACTATGAATCCAGAATACCTAGCTGAATTACACGCACTAATCAAATTACCAGTGCAACCAACTATTGAATATCGGTTATACTATAATCAATTTGGCGAAATAACTATGGGGTCAATGACCATGGATACGTTGACCACGGATCCGTATGTTATAGTTACTCAGCAGGAATACGATCGGTATTTTGATTACAAAATAGTTGCTGGAAAACTTAAAAAGATTGACCATGATGCTGGTTATCGTGTAAAATTACAAAAGTCTAATAATGGTTATTGCGTAGTTAAAAACCACGCAGGATTATTGCTGGAACCCGAAGATACACACACAACAATAGAATACTATGCCCACAGAAATAATTGATGTAGCAGACTTAGACTGCATTTACTTGACCTATGATGAACCTAATAAAGAACAAAACTGGATACATATACAAAATATGGTCCCTTGGGCAAAACGAGTGGACGGCGTTAAGGGTTCAGATGCTGCACATAAAGCAGCCGCTGATGCGAGTGACAGTGATCGCTTTGTACTTATTGACGGCGACAATATTCCAGATCCTGCTTTCTTCAATCTCCAACTCACATTAGATGATAATAACCGAGATTGTGTATTTCGGTGGAAAGCTCGTAATATCGTTAACGGCCTTTTATACGGTAACGGGGGAATGAGTTGCTGGACTAAAGACTTTATCTACAATATGCGTACACATGAAGCAACGGATGGCACAGCAGAGAACGATGTAGAGTTTTGTTTTTATCCTAACTACTGGGCAATGAATGATTGCTACTCAACTACATTCCCTAACGCTACTCCTTTCCAAGCATGGCGAGCCGGCTTCCGTGAGGGTGTAAAGATGGCATTAGACCGTGGAGCAAAAATATCTGCAGCAGAATTTGAAAAGCGAGTTCATGGTCGCAACTATGATCATTTGTGTGTTTGGCAAACAGTAGGAGCAGATGCAGACAATGGTTTCTGGGCTATATACGGAGCACGTCTTGGCACATACATGATGATGTTAGAAGGATGGGATCATCGTCAAGTACAAGACTTTGACACGCTTGCTAAGTTGTGGGAAGTATTTAAAGATGATGATCAAGATGCATGTAGACGTATAGGCAGTACGCTACGCACACGCTTGGGATTGCCTATTGTAGACATGGACGCAGAAGAAAGCAAATTCTTTAAGCATCATTACAAAGCAGTATTTAAAAACTTAGGACCAATGGCACGTGAGTAAATCAGATTTTATGGCATCGGCAGAGTTTATGAAGGACAACTTAGGTCCTGCACTCTGTTTAGCCAAATGGAAGCAAGTAAGCCTGCACTTACCAACAGGACTTAATAACTCCTGTTACCATCCGCCACTACATCAAATTGATGCAGACGCACTTAAAGACAATCCTGGCGCATTACATAATACTGAGCATAAGAAACAACAACGTGTTATCATGCTCAAACAAGAAAAACCTAGTGAGTGTAGTTATTGTTGGAATATAGAAGCACACGGCCAATTAAGTGATCGTCATTATAGATCCGGTGAGCCCTGGGCAGCAAGTGATTACGATGCAATCATAAACAGTACCGGAGAAGAAAATGACGTTATTCCTAGTTATGTGGAAGTTAATTTTAACCACGCTTGCAATTTGTCTTGTAGTTACTGTAGCCCGCAGTTTAGTTCAACTTGGCAAGCAGAAGTTGATAAGTGGGGAGGATATCCTACAAGCACTATTCATAACGATAGCAGTCACTTTACTGGTCGTAACCGTCCTATACCTAGTCGCGACACCAATCCCTATGTTGATGCATTTTGGCAGTGGTGGCCCGAGCTGTACCCAAAACTAAAACATTTCCGTATGACCGGTGGTGAACCGCTAATGGATAAGAATACATACAAAGTATTTGACTATGTATTAGCATTACCCAATCCCGAACTACACTTAAACGTAACCAGTAACTTTAGTGTGGAGCCAGCATTAATGGAGAAGTACTTAGGTTACGTTAAGCAACTTTGTAATACCCAAATTGAACACTTCATGCAGTTTGTTAGTTTGGATTCCGGAATTCCTGCACATGCCGAATATATCAGGCACGGGATGAATGCAAATCGTGTGGTCGACAACGTAGAACGTTTCTTAACAGAAATTCCATATCGCAATAGTTTGACATTTATTATTACAATGAATAATTTAAGTGTATTAGGAATACAACGTCAGCTAGATTATATACTAAGTCTACGTAGAACACACAGTACAACATATCAGCGTGTCTGGTTCGATACTCCCTTACTACGCACACCTACATGGCAAAGTATACAGATACTACCTGAAGTATATGTAGGTGTACTAGAGCGTGTAGCAGACTGGATGGAACTCAATTTAGAAACCGCAGATAAACCATTCCAAGGATTTAAAGATTACGAAGTACAACGTATGCGTCGTGACATAGACTGGATGCGAGAAGGTCGTAATTTAGACCCAAACTATGTTAAACTACAAAGAGCAGATTTTTATCGTTTCTTTAATGAACACGATAAACGTCGCAAGACTAATTTTTTAGAAACCTTTCCTGAAATGAAAGAGTTTTGGAACGAATGTAAATACCATGCCCAGAATTAATAACGAAACAGATTTTGAATACAAGCGCAGAGTAATTGACATCAAGTCAGAAAGCTTCTGTGGCGCCAAATGGTACAACGCTACTATATGGCTGGGATCAGGGCAGACTACTAGTTGTCATCATCCCTTACCGCACCAAGTTAGTATAGCAGATGTTCAAGCAAATCCTAAAGCATTACATAACACAGCTAAGAAGAAATCTGAACGTGCAATGATGCAAAAAGGCGAACGCCCTGCAGGTTGCGAGTACTGCTGGAAGATAGAAGACATTGGCCGCGATAACATTAGTGATCGTGTTTACAAAACAGTTATATACGAAGACAAGGATTTAGATGATGCGTTCAACTTGGATAGCAATGCAGACGTGGATTTGCAAACACTTGAAATTGCCTTTGACCGCACCTGCCAGTTTGCTTGCTCTTACTGTAATCCGGCGTTTAGTAGTACTTGGGTTAAAGATATCAAGCAGAATGGTCCTTATACTAATCTTACTAGCGACGGTCGTAATCACTTTACTCACATACATGATAGCAGTCAGTTATACCGCTTTGGAGAAGTTAATCCGTATGTTGAAGCGTTCCACAAATGGTGGGAAACCGACCTGCACAAAACATTAAAAGAACTACGTGTCACTGGCGGCGAACCGCTCATGTCCGGTGATACATGGAAGCTATTAGATTGGTTTAAGACCAACAAGGGTAAGAGTAATACACGCTTGGCATTTAACAGTAACTTAGGCACAGATGTTGATGTTGATCGGTTACTAGCAAGCATTGATGGAGTAGTATTTGATCTTTACACCAGTAACGAAGCAATGAATCTGCAAGCAGAATATATACGTGATGGCCTAGTATTTGATGATTGGGCAAACAATGCTGAGAAATTAATGACGTCGGGTAAATTGCGTGGGTTTCATGTGATGTGTACAATTAATGCATTGTGTTTAGATTCATTGGATAGTTTCCTGGAATGCATGATGAACTGGAAACGCGAATATGGAAAAGACTTCCCTACATTTTCGCTAAATATATTACGCTTTCCAAGTTTTCAAAGTCCATTAGTTCTTCCAGATAATATTCGTACACACTTTAAAATTCGTTTGCAAGATTGGCTCGATACCAATTGCAATGATCCTATGCTTCACGAGTTTGAACGCAATCAATTGCAACGCTTGATTGATTATCTTGATGTGGTTAAAACACCGCACATGGGCGCAGCAGAACAATCAGTACTACAGCAAGACTTTAAACAATTTTACATACAATATGATCAGCGTCGCGGTAAGAACTTTGCAGACACATTTCCTATATTAGCCAATTGGTACAATTCAATATGACAGACAATACAGTAGCAGGATTTTACGATAAAGGGTACGACTATAATGCACGTGCTCCGTATTTCATTGAACGCAGTGAATTAACAGAAGACGAATATCGTAAACTAACACACAGTGACACATTCTGTATGTTACCATGGATGCACATGCATGCCTTTCCGGATGGTCGGGTGTATCCTTGCTGTTTAGCAGACTACTGGCACCCTGTCGGAGACCTGCGTAAGAATACAATGAAGGAAGTATGGAATCAAGACAAGTACAAGACTATGCGTAGCAATATGCTACAGGATAAACCTTGTGTTGAATGTACCAAGTGCTACGAGCAAGAGAAGCACGGTGCGTTTAGTATGCGTAACGATGCTAACCGTAACTACGGGCATATGATCAAAGAGATAAAGGACACCAAAGATGATGGCACACATGAAGAATTCAAGATTCGTTATTGGGATGTGCGTTTTAGCAATCTCTGCAATTTCCGCTGCCGTTCCTGCGGTCCTATTTTCAGCAGTAACTGGTACAACGATCATGTTAAGTTATACAAGCGTGTACCCGATGTTCTTGGTCGCGACATGGCACGAGTGGAATATGCTACAGGAACAGAAGATGGCATGCTTGAACAAATGGAAGAACATATCCCCCACCTAGAGCAAGTGTACTTTGCTGGTGGCGAGCCGCTGATTATGAAAGAGCATTATTACTTGCTAGAGAAGCTAATTGACGCAGGTAAAACAGATATTCGTTTACAGTACAATACAAACTTTAGCGAAATGCGCTATAAAGATAAACACGTATTTGAATACTGGAAACACTTTAAAAACGTAAGTGTTGGTGCTAGTTTAGATGGCATGGGCCCACAAGCAGAATTAATACGCAAGGGTGCAGACTGGAAGCAAACAATAGAGAACCGCGAACGCATGATGAAGGAAGTCCCGCACGTGGACTTTTATGTTAGCTCCACAGTTAGCTCCATGAACATAATGCATGTATTAGACTTTCACAAAGAATGGACAAAGTTGGGATTGATTCAAGCAAAGGATTGGAATATCAATATTTGCCAAAGTCCCGAGTGGTATCGTTGTGATATATTTCCCCAGGAGTTCAAAGAGCGTGTAATCTATCCTGCATATGAAGAACATATTGCCTGGCTAGATCCACAGGATACGTTACGTAGAGCAACCACTGGGTATCAGAGTTTGTTAAGTCTAATGAAAGACAATCATGCTACGGAACACTGGCCACGTTTTGTAGAAGAAACACGTGTATTAGATGAATTACGAAAAGAAAGTTTCTGGGACTTATTTCCAGAGTTTAAAGAATTGCAATGATTGAGTATAAAGATATACAGCAAGTGCATTTAGAAATAAGCACACGATGTAATGCTGCCTGTCCAGATTGTCCTCGTAATTTTCGTGGAGTTGATGTAATAGAAGGCACGTATCCTTTATGTGATATGAAGTTAGAACAGGTAAAGAAGATTTTCTCTGTGGCCTTTATTCGTCAGTTAAACAAACTATTGATAAATGGCAATCACGGTGACTTTGTTACTGCAAGTGATGGGTTAGCCATTGTTGAATATTTTATTGATGCTAATCCTGATATTGAAATAGAAATCAGCACCAATGGCAGCGCAAAACCTAATATATGGGCCAAGCTAGGGCAACTATCTCAAGTTAAAATTGATTTTAGAATTGATGGACTTGTTGACACACATCATTTGTATAGACAAAATACCGATTGGCAGTTTATAATAGATAACGCAACTAAGTTTATCACAGCAGGCGGCCGTGCAACCTGGGCAATGATAGTATTTGATCATAATCAACATCAAGTTGAAGAGTGCCGTGAGTTGAGTAAGCAACTAGGATTTGAAAACTTTTGGTTAGTGGATAACGGAAGAAACTCGTTCCCTGTGTTTACTTCAGACAAAAGGTTAAGTCATATAGTTGGTAACTATCAAGGTAAAACAGACTTTGATGAATTATGGGATGATAGTCACACATATCTCACAGACCCCGGCGGTGCAGTCCGTAATGAAAAAAGTAATAGACGTATAGATTGTTACTCAATAAAGAATAAAGAAATTTATGTAAGTGCTAACGGAGAAGTATATCCCTGTTGCTGGTTGGGATTTTATCCGCTTAACAGTACTAGAAGATCTAGTAATGCACAATTACAACCATTGATATCAAACAATAATGCTTTAGAATACAGCATCGAAGATGCTATTAAATGGTTTAATAAGATAGAAACAACATGGCAACTAAGTGTGCCGGAAGGCAAAATATTTGCCTGTAACGAACAATGCGGAATTAAAGAATGACACTACCAAAAACAATCTGTATGCTACCCTGGGTTAGTATTGAAACAAGCCCGATGGGAACAACACGCCCTTGTTGTATGGCGCACGATGAAATCACAGATGAGAACGGAAAAAAGTACGATCTCAAAGAAACAAACTTAGAAGTTGCATACCATAGTGAGTATATGCAAGACCTTCGCCGTCAATTCCGGCGAGGTGAAAAACCAGCAACATGTAGTCGTTGTTGGGAAGAAGAAGATGCAGGCCGTGATAGTAAACGTATACACAGTCAAGTCAGACTCAAAGAACTATACAAGCAAGTTGACTGGCAAAACGACGACCCAGATCAACTATGGTTTGTTGATTTAAAGCTAGGTAATATTTGTAATCTTGCATGTCGTATATGTGGGTCATGGTCTAGTAGTACCTGGGCCGCAGAAGAACTTGCATATATGCCCAAGGACTTCAATAAGAAAGAACATATTGCTTATACTTGGTTAAAGTCGGGAGCATGGCCGCGCAAGACCGAAACGTTCTGGGATAACATGCGAGACCTGTTGCCCAACATCAAGTACTTTGAATTCACCGGCGGTGAGCCATGGATGATACAAGAACATTTTGATTTATTAAAATATGCAGCAGCCATGGGACATAGTAAACATATTGATATTCATTACAACACTAATGCTACACAAGAGCTAAGTGATAACACACAGATATGGAATCAATTTGGACGAGTAGATATTGCATTTAGTATCGACAACGTGGGCAAAAGATTCGAGTACGAACGTTATGGCGCTAAATGGGATCTAGCAAATAAAATTATTGACGATGTGCATCTAGCTCGCCGTATAGATACTCCAAACATTACTACACAGTTATGCTTTACTATTAACATACAGAACGTTTATTACCTAGATGAACTACTTGCTTGGGCAGATACCAAACCGTTTGGTAGTATTTACTTCAATATGATGCACAGCCCAGATCATATGAGCATACAAAAAATGACTCCTACCGCGCAGGAGTTGGTATTAAACAAACTGAAAACAACCTTCTGGTCGTCTGCCAAGTATCAACAAGAAATAAACAATGTAATTAAGTTTATTGAAAATGGTACAGGTAGCGACGGCAGTGAGTTCTTATTTAAAATGCAACGTACAGATGCCCATCGCAAACAATGTTTTACAGATACACATCCTGAAATAGCTCGAGCTATGGGATATGAATAAAAAAACAATTCTGTATCATCCAGTAACTGGATTACAATCTCTTGTTTGTAACAAAAAGTGGCATCCGTACTTGCTTGACTATTTTAATATAGAACCATATGACGTAACTGCTACCTACAACAAAGTTGATTATGTATTATGGGCGTGGTGGAAAGAATCAAATTGGTATCAAGATTTAGTTGATGACGGATACAAACTAGTTCATGATTATCTGTGGGATCATTCTGGTACGCCAGTAACCACCAACAATGTGTTAAATTTAAAATCCCCAAATTGGATAATTGCCAATCAAAGTCTATTAAGAGATAACAATACTATAATACCTATTCCAACAAAGCCGACCAAGTTTATGTTATGTCTTATGAATGCCGAAAGAGATCATAGAACACAATTATATGATAATATAAAACAGTATCATGCATCTTCATTGATAAGCTATGCATCTCGCAATGTGTTTATTCCCGACGATATTGCATACAATAATGCCAGTGGCGAATGGCAAACCTACGTAAATCAATCTTGGTATTCTACTACACAATTTAGTTTAGTAGCAGAAACAACCATGGAAGACGACGAGTTTATAAGTGAAAAAAGTATTAAACCTTTTGCATACAAACATCCAATGATTATACTAGGGCACACCGGAATACTGGATAGATTTAAAAAATTAGGATTTGCAACATTTAGTCACAAAATAAATGAATCGTATGACACTATCCCGAGTGATGTTACAATAGAAAAGAAATTTATCGACAAATCGTATTATTACAGCTCAACATATCACGGTACATCAAGAATAACTGCGGTAACAGAAGTAGTAGCAGAGTTATATAAGTTATATAGAGAATACGCAGATTCGGGCAATAGCGTTTCATTATTTGGGGATAGTCTATCTGCAGAGATAATTGAGCACAATTTTAATCATTTATATAGTGAAACATTTATCTCAGGCATAATACAAAAAGAAATATTAGATCCTATTTTGGAGTTTATAAATACCCTATGAATGCAATCATTGGCACACATGGATTAATTGGCGGATATCTCAAAGAGACAATTCCGTATACACATGAGTTTAATTCAAGTAATATTAATCAGATTTCCGATTATAAATTTGATAAAGTGTATATAGCAGCCCCAACAGGCAACAGGCTAGTGGCCAATGCTGATGCCAATGCTGATCTTGTTAATATTCAGAATCTCGCTACTGCACTAAAAGCTACAGAAATTGGCACAGTAATATTGATCGGTACAGTAGATAGTATCTTGCGTCCCAATTTACCTTACGGTAAAAATAGACTATGGTTAGAGGAATTTGTTAAATCCAATTTTAATTCGTATATACCAAGATTAAGTTCATTGATACACAAGGACCTTAAAAAGAACCCGTTGTATGATCTCAAGCATAACGTGTACACCGATAAAATAAATCTAGATTATACGCTACAATGGTACGATTTAACCAACATAGAATTTGATATTAGTAACATGATCAACTCCGGCACACGAGAACAAAATTTAGTATCGGAACCAATTGCCAATAGAGAAATTGTTGATAAATTTTTCCCCAGCTTAAATTTAACATACAGTCGGGTAGAAAACATTACGCTATTGACTCCGTATTTGTACACCAAAGATCAAATCTTTAATTCAATTGAGCAGTATCTACATGTCTAAGTCTGTCTATATATGTGGTGATAGTTTTGCAGTAAGCGATCCAGAATACGGTCCTTGCTGGGTTGACATGTTATCTAACCAGTTTAACATTACTAATTTGGCCAGGGTGTGTTCGAGTAACTTATTAATTTCTATGCAGGTCGATCAAGCGATTGCAAACGACCCGGATTACATTATCTGTTTAGGTACAAGTTGTACTAGACAAGAGGTACGATTTAATAATACAATAGTATCATACTCTATTCATTCTATAGATGATACTACACAGTTTAGTATGCCACAACGGAAATTATTACGCAACTATGTGTCAGAGTTTTTTGACTTGGAAGTATCTATATACCAAAGTAAGTGTATTATTGAAAATACTTTACAAAAATTAATCAACAGCAATATTCCATTTAAATTTGATCAAGGTGGATTTGAGCATAAATCATTTGCTAATGCTGGCGCTCAATACTTTGAACAGTATCAAAATTTTATAGCCGACATTAACTTGTGGGACTATCCAGTTACAAAGACATTTAGGCCTTTTTACCACATTACAGAATTGGCAACTCATACTATGATAGCCGAATACTATACTAATCTAATAGAACGCATTAATGAATAAACCAGAAACACTATGCATGGCACCGTGGGTACACACTTACCTAAGTCCTCAGACTGAACGTCGTATGTGTTGTGCAAGTCGCGAACCAGCACAAAACTTTGAACAGTACATAGATACAAAGGCAGGCACTGGCCGATATATACCAATTACTCTGGATGAACATTGGAACAGCGACCACATGAAATCGGTACGTCAGCGTATGATGGCCGGGGAAACCTTACCCGAGTGCGAAGTATGTAATGACAAGCTATTAAACACAGACGTTTACCGTAGTTATTTTAACCAACTGTTTGGTCATAAGTACTTACAAGCTATGGAACATACTGATGTGACAGGCTACACGACAATGAAACCAGTATCGTGGGATTACAGATTTAGCAATCTTTGTAATTTTAAATGCCGCATGTGCGGTGACATGTTGTCAAGTGCTTGGGAGAGTGAGCAGAAGCAACACGGGATGATCGACTTAACAAATCCAAAAAATAATTGGATGCGTCCTGAAGTCAAGGTAGAAATTGAAAAGTTTCAAGACACCCAGGTAGAGCAAGAGTTTGCTACTGCTGTTGAGGAACACCGAGTGGAAGAGGTGTATTGGGTGGGAGGTGAGCCGCTAATGTACGAGCAACACTGGCGCTACATGAAACGGATTATAGAACTTGGAGATGGAAAAAATGTTTATGCTAGATATAACACAAATCTTAGTCACATCAATTATCGCGGTATCAATCTGTATAGGGATATTTTATCTGGGCTACGTGACTGGCAAATCTGTGCAAGCATCGATGGTACAGGCAGAATTGGAGAGTATATTAGATCAGGTCTTGATTTTACTTCATGGCTTGAGAACATCCGCGAAGGACTTGCATACAGCACTCACCGCCGCCAGGTCCGTTTGGACTTCACTCTTACTACACCAGGACTCTTTGAAGTACAAAAGATACAAGAACTCGCGCAAGAACTCGGAGTAGATGTTTTAGCAAAAGTGGTGTTCTCGTTTAGTCCGGACATCATTATGTCACCGCTGGCACTACCTAGGGACGTATTACATCCTTGGGTAGACGAAATCTTGCACACCATTGATAAAGGTGCTCTACACGACATACTTGTTCAACTTAAAACAAGACCCACTTTTGCCGAACACTGGCCCAACGAATACCAAGCAGGACTCAAAAAGGGCAAAGCCCGTGTATTAGAACTTGAAAAAATTCGAAAAGATGTGTATACTTTTAGAGATATAATGTCTGAAAGACCCGAAGCACTTGAATGGTATGACTCAATTAATTGATCAAATAACAATGATATTAAAGGATGATCGCTCGGGCGATTTACTACCTGTATATATCAACGTCCACAACAACAGTCTAAGTCGTAAATGGCTTACTGCACTAAACGAACTAATTAAAAATAACTATCATCTAGAAAAGAATTATTGCTTTTTAGGATTTACTGAAAGTACTCGCAACGCAGGGTATATAATGAATCAAGTAAACCATAGTATATCTGCTATTAATCTAGCTGGGCTTGGCTATCAAATCGATGATTACTTTAGTGTGGACAATACTATTGTTCCTGGGGAGATCACTGAGGAATCCTTGGGCGGAACACTAGTACATGACAAGTTAAACCGGTTACATAGATATTTTGAAGATCTACAAGGTGTTAGTGGAAGTATGTCTCCTTTTTACGATAAAGCAGATAACACTATACGTTGGCATATACGTCAACTAAACTTATTATGCCACGAATACGAAAGTCTTGTGCTTAGTATGCGTAAGGCAGTACACGCACCCGAATGGCGCAGGCCTAGTCAACTAATGTGTTGGTTACACGCACCACGTTTTGTGCTCGACGAAGAAGATTACGAACTATTTGGTATAGATACAATCAATAGACCATTAGGCGGTGTGTTTGTTGGGGTAAACAAAGCGGTAGGAAAACATCATTATGAAGTATTCCAAGACGAAGGTAGAGATAGTCGCATAGGTGAACTTACAACCACTACCTTACGTGGGCAGACAGAAGCTGCTGGAGACTTTGATATAGAATGGGCAAACAATCCCGGTGAATACCATTGGCAACAAACAAAACTAACAGAATTTAAAGAATGGTTAATTGCAAATAAATTTGATCCCGATGATAAAACATTAACCATTGGTCATCCGCAGGTTGGGCAAGTAGACTTAGCACGTAGCTTTAATTCTGCCGACTACCGAGATATATGGGCATTGCTGGGCAATCACTTAAACGTGTACAGCATTGAAACTAGCGATAGTAAAGCAACGTATAACTATAACTGGTCAGACAAAAATTACACAGATCAACAAGTTAAAATAATTTACAAAAACAGATGATTATAGTAGGCGCCGGGGATAGCTTTATATTCGGTAGTGAATTAACAGATTCACCCGACGGCAGACAAACAAGCTACAGTCGCAATACCTTTACTGCCTTGTTAGCTGAAGATAACGAATACGTATGTGTTGCATATCCCGGGATGAGTAATAAGGGTATTGTTGAATCGGTTAAGGGTTATTGTGATAACGTGAGAGAACATTACCCTTTGTTACTAGGAGAGTTATTTGTTATTGTATGCTGGACTTGGCCTAGTCGTGATAACAAGATTGATGCCATAGACGAAATCTTTGGGTTACAGTTTTATCTGCAGAAGCATGGCATACCGTTTATGTTTACTTGTGCAGATAACTGTGCGTACCCAACACTATTAGACAAAGTAACTAATTCAGATTTTGAACATTGGTTTATGTTTCCGGCTGGTATTATGCCGCACGAAACTATGGATCCAAGAGGTTTTTACCAGTGGGCAGTAGAGAATAAATACGATGTAGGTCCGCAAGATCACCCCTTAGAACAAGCACATATAGACGCATCCAAATTGATGCAGGAGAAATTCAATGAATTGGTTAAAAAGCATATACAACAGAATTAAGTTAGAAATAAGCTATCGCAAGAAATTAAAAGAGTTGCGTAAAAGAGATCCTTTTATCTACAAATGATCTTAACAGTAGGCGATAGTTTTACATATGGTGAAGAACTGACTAACAGAACTTTGGATGCATGGCCGTATGTATTGTCTCGATTATTAAGCAATGAAGTATTAAACTTAGGTAAAGGTGCTGGTAGTAATCAATATATAGTTCGCACAGTAATCGAAGAAACTGCTAAACAAAAGTTTGATTTAGTTATCATTGGGTGGAGCGATACTAGCAGAATTGAAACGTGGACTAACGGTATGCCTATTTGTATTAATCACAATGGCCGTCGCGGTATACCGTGGGTACCAGCATATTACAAGTACAGCTATGATGAAAAGTTTAGTTTTCGCACATGGTTTACGCAGGTATTAGTATTACAACAATATCTAATTAGTATCAATCAACCGTATTTATTTGTAAATGTTGCAGGATTGCAAGGTCACTTTGAATTATACAAAGATGATTTTTTGTTCTTGTGGGACAAATATAAAGTTGAAAATTATGTAGGTTGGCCAATTAATGGCATGTTAGAGTTTCAGGGCGATTGTCCCAAAGGTCCAGGCGGTCATCCTCTAGAATTAGGACA